GAAAGCATAGGAAGGAAGACAGTGACACCAGGAAACCTGGCGGAACAGATTCAATACGGAAAAGCAGTGACAAACATGTGGAGGACACCAGACGCTCATTGCGACAGGGGAGCGAGTTCCAAGGAAAGAATGAAAATGAAATTGGACAAGGGAATGCCAATCTCACTGAACGATCAAGTGAAGCATCCCGATCTGATGTGGCCAACACCCTCAAAAGGAATGTGGAAACAGGATGTGAACGACAACGGGAGGTACGCGAGGGACATCAAGAAGAAGGGATTCCAGGTGATGCTTCCAGCGGCAGTGAAACTGTGGCCGACACCGAGAGAGTTCATGTACAAGGACAGCACGACGGACAGGGGAAAAAGCAATCTTGGGGAGAAGGTTGGTGGGCAGTTGAACCCGAATTGGGTCGAGTGGCTCATGGGATACCAGACAGGGTACACAGACTTAAAGCTCTAGGAAATAGTTTAATTCCGGCCATCCCTTATTATTTAGGGCTGGCTATCTTAGAAAGCATGAAAGATGCATAGACACGTTATCATAGGACCTCCTGGCACAGGGAAGACAACTTATTTGAAAGATAGAGTGGAAGAGCTCATCAAGGCGGGCGTATGCACTCCGAAAGAAATCGGCTACTTCAGTTTCACCGTGAGAGCGGCGGAAGAAATACGTGATCGCATTGTTAAGGACTCCAAGCAAAAATGCACGAAGGAGACGGTTAAGATCCTGTATCCCTATTTCTCCACGTTGCACTCCCTGGCGTATCGTCGGTTGCAGCTTCAGCAAGCGCAGATCATGGACGATCATGACTATGAAGAGTTATCACGGATCACGGGCCACGAATATGTCAATAAAATGAAAAAAGGAAACGGTGTTGATATCTCTATGCCAACAGCGAAGAGTGAATACCAGGACATTATTAATCTCTCATACGCTAAATACCCTGATGACAGGGATCGCTTATATAAAGTTTTCAGAGACAATACCTTGAACAATTACGGAGCACGCAAGCTCATCGAACAAATGGATTTAGATTTAAGAAAATTTAAAGAAGACAGGGACAAGTATGAATATGTTGATTATTTTGTTAATTTTTTAAAGAAACAAAACCCTCCTCCCTTGAAATATCTATTCATTGATGAAGCTCAAGATCTCAGCGCCCAGCAATGGCAGGTGGTGGATATGATTCAGCAACGATCTGGAGCAATTGAAACCTACATAGCAGGGGATGATGATCAGGCTATTTTCAGATGGGCTGGCGCAGACATAGAACACTTCATAGCTATGGCTAAGAATTATGACAACACTATCATTCCTCTGACTCAATCATTCCGCATTCCTATAAGCGTACACAGTCTTGCCACAAAACTTGGACAGTCAATATCCCAACGCATCCCAAAACAATATAAACCAAGAGATGAAATGGGGATAAGAAAAGTCTTAAATATCAGACCTTTGAATCAAGGATTGCAGGAAGGTGAGTGGTTGATTTTATGCAGGACTCACGAAGTTGTAAAGCAGGTGTGTGAGGCATTGGAAACATACGGATGGCTTTACAAGCGATACGGTTTTCCAACCATAAGTTTTAAATACATTGAGGCCATCAGGGCGTGGACCGATCTTCAAAACGGCAAGTCCATCTCAGGAGTGGCATGTGATGTCATTTATCATCATATGGACAGCACTCGGATCAAGAGAAATTACGGAGTGTTCAAGGGACAACCTGAAGGGACATACAGCCTGGAAGATCTTATTAAAGAGTATGGCCTGCGGGAAACAATTAAAATATCCAAAGACAAAACCCTCAGTGTGAGGGAAATAGCCTGGTATGACATGCTGAATTCCAAGGGATTGCAGCGTCGTAAAACCTATCTGCGTGCGGTAATGCGCTCGGGCAACAAGCTTGACGCTGTTCCTCGCATTGAAGTGTCAACCATTCACGCATCCAAGGGTGGTGAAAGACAAAAAATTATGCTATTAACCGATCTATCCTATGCCCCTTACAGGTCATATACAGAAAGCCAACAAGGAAGAGATGATGAAGCAAGAGTTTTCTACGTCGGTGCGACAAGAGCCAAGGAAGAATTATATATTGTTCATCGAACCGAAGGACAATATGAATATGAGCCCATCTTTCATTATGCGAGCAGGGTAGCATGATCTCACAGGATATTTTAAAAGAATCAAAAAAATTAATTGGTGGCAACCGCCATAAGGACTATGGCGACAAGCTCACTAATCACACGAACATTGCGGCGTTGTGGTCTATTTTCCTCCGAAAAGAAGTAACCCCCCATGACGTCGCGGTGTGTATGGCCTTGGTGAAAGTAGCACGGCTCATGCACCAACATAAAAAAGACAGCTACGTTGATATGGCGGCCTACGCTGCCATTGCAGGAGAGATTGAAGCACGCTCCGATAAAAAGAATCGATCATTTGAATCAGAAGGAGAGAAAAGAGGACGGATCACAAAAGAATATGTAAAATCATTAAAATGAAACAATCACCGCTAAGAAGTAAGGACAGAGAAATAACAGTTGGAATGCTTCCTAAATTTTTACATGAGGTAAAATTTAAACGTAATCGTTTTTTAGAAAAGCACTATGGTTGGATAAGTCGTAATGACTTAACCGAGATGCTGGAACACGAAAATAAGGAAACTGAATATTATTTTCAAGTAGGGAAAGCGATGCATGAATACTTAAAAAATGTTATTGATAAATTAAGTAGAAGAAGATTAGAGAATCATCCTGTGGATATGGGTAGTTATTTTAAAGAAACTTCCCCCGAAGCAAGAGAAGAGGCAAAAGACAAGGCACACCAAATTTTATCACACGGTATTGTTGGTCAATTAGAAGAAGTATGGGGAACGGAATGTCCTCTTTATTTTGATAAGAACGAAAGAAGAGTTATTGATTTAGTAGGAATTCATAAAAATAAATTAACAATAATTGATTTTAAATCCTCTCAACATATTTTTGTTGAACGTGACAAAAGTAAAGAACAGGTTATTAATTATGCTTGGTTACATAACCTTTACTCAGAAAGAAAAATAGAAAAATGTATTGTAATGATTTGTGATAAAGGTGGATATCGAGAAATAATTGTAAAGGAAGAAGAATTAAATTTTGATTATGAGAATGTACTTAAAAGTCTTTTCCACCAAAAAGAAGATCTTAAAAAAGCCTATGATACTACCCAGTATAAAATATCTAATTTGCTTGAACATAAAAGGAATTCAACAAGATGAAAGAACAGCCCAATTGGTTTCCTAAAGTGCATATGATGCCCAGTGAATGGGTGATGCCTGATCATTTTCCAGATCTCTCAGAGTACACGGAAATAGCCATTGATGTGGAGACACGGGACCCTGGACTGAAAACCACTGGACCTGGCTGGGTAGCTGGTCGAGGAGAAATCGTAGGGATCGCCGTTGCGGTAGACGGCTGGGAAGGATACTTCCCCATAGCTCACGAAACACCGCCCAATATGGATAAAAACATTGTGACTAAGTGGTTGAAAAAACAGTGTTCTTACGATTATATGAATTACGTCTTTCACAATGCCTTCTATGACCTAGGGTGGTTATCCACTTTAGGTATTGACATTCGAGGCAAAATAATCGACACTTTAATCGCCGCACCATTGGTAGATGAAAACAGGTTTAGATTTGATTTAAACTCATTAACAAAGGATTACCTGAAAGAATCGAAATCGGAAACCCAACTCTACGAGGCGGCAAAAATGTGGGGCATCGATCCGAAATCGGAATTGTGGAAGCTTCCCGCCTCACACGTAGGCGCATACGCAGAACAGGACGCAGCTGTAACGCTACGCCTATGGCATCATCTTAAAAAAGAAATCATATCACAGAACTTATTAAATATTTTTGAATTAGAAATAGACCTCTTTCCTGTTCTATTCAAGATGAAACAAGAAGGAGTACGGGTCGATCTTGACAAAGCGGAAAGAATAAAAAATGATTTACTATCTAAAGAGAATAAGATTATGGCTTCAATTAAGAAGCTCACAGGTCAGAATGTGGAGATATGGGCTGCAGCATCAGTTGCTCAGGCTTTTCAAACCCAGAACATCCCTTACGACACCACTCCAACAGGCAAGCCAAAGTTCGATAAAAACTTTCTGGCAAGTCATGAAAGCCCCCTGGCGAAGATGGTCGTGGAGGCGAGGGAGATTAACAAGGCGAGAACAACTTTCATCGAAAGCATCCTCAAGTTTTCACACCGAGGACGAATTCATTCAGACATACACCAAATGAGATCGGATCAGGGTGGTACTGTCACAGGACGGTTTTCCTACTCGAATCCGAATTTACAGCAGATTCCCGCTCGCAACGCCATACTTGGTCCATTAATTCGTTCCATTTTTGTACCAGAAAAGGGGTGCGAGTGGGGGATCTTTGACTACTCGCAACAGGAACCACGGCTCGTGGTCCACTATGCTTCCTTGCAAGAATTCACAGGAGCATCAAAATTTCTAGACACTTATGAAGAAGATGACACCACTGATTTTCATCAACTTGTAGCGGACATTGCCAATATACCCCGCAAGCAGGCTAAATCAATTAATTTAGGACTGTTTTATGGTATGGGAAAAGGGAAACTTATGTCACAATTAGGCCTTAATTTAGAAGACGCTGAAGAAATACTAGCCACGTACCACGGCAAAGTTCCTTTTGTTAAGCAGCTTATGAAAGACACAATGTATAAGGCTGGAAAAAAAG